TTGGTACACGTTGTTATTGGATGGGTAAATCGCAGCCAAACGACACGTATTCACTGTCATGACTGGAACTTTTCGTTCAACAATGATGACTGGTGGGCATACTAAAACTAACGACATATATATGATTGTTATTTAAAAATATCAATGATATATAAGCATAGATGGAACTCACCCCTATTAAACTTATTAAGAATAGGGATGTTCGCAAACGCCTTTTGATGGTAAAAGGTGAGTCTGCTGAGATTGATACATCTGATTACATTGAGAGTAAAATGAATACAAGTCTTGCCGCGAGACATCTCATGGCTGTTGAGGATGCTGGAGAAGTTGCTAAACAACTCCTTCAAAGACCGGGTATCTTTGAACAGATCGGAAAAGATATCAAAAAGGAGGCCGACTACGACTTCAAGTTTCAATGTCGCCGAACATCTAATATGACCAAACCAACAAAAAATCGTAATGGTACCGAGTATCTTCACATTGCCCACACATATCCAAGTGGAGATGGTCACTATGCACTCGCCAGAGTAAATCACAATAATAAGGAAATCAAGTTGTTCAATTCAATGGGAGCGAATCGTACAGAATTCAAGAATGAACTTCGTACAGTCTATGGAAATAGATACACAATAAGAAACAAACAATCTTCATTTCAACCAACGGGTGGATTTGTGAGTACGAATATAGAAAATTACAAACAACTTCTCAAGAACACAAATATTAACATTCGGAACAAGAAAGTTTTAGAAAAGTCGTTTGAGATTTCACAATACGATGAATTGTCACAACACCATTTCTGTTATATTGAAGCTTTTATCGCCATGATGCACGATACATTGGGTACATCCATTGGTCCAAAAGATCCACGAGATCGCCTCACATTTATAAAGAGGGTTGTATGGGCACTTATTCATAAATATACACCACCTTCAAATAGAACTTCACTCAAATGGAAATACTTTGTGACAAACTTTCCATACATCTTACAGATTACAAATATCAACGGTAAAAGATTTAAATTGAATCATGTCGCACAAGTACCAAAGCTTGTTGAAGGTATCAATGTTGAGCGAGTCAGAAAGAGTTTGGCAAAACTTGAACTTCCAGGGGGTATCAACAGTTCGTGGTCCCTCACACAAATTATGAATTGGGCAGGAAGTAAAATATGAGCTTATAATAAATGTTTCCAGCTCTAGTTGTCGGAACACTCGCAGCGGCTGCGACTTACACTTTTTTTGGTGCAAACCTCGTGAGTGCCGCCAAGGCTAAGGAGATGATACGTTCGGGGAAGATAAAGAAGGTCATTGATGTTCGCACGATGGCAGAATATAGAGCTGGTCACTATCGGGGTGCTCTCCATATTCCAGTGAATAAGATTAACAAAAAGACTACAACGGAACTTCCAAAGAAGGGACTACTCGTCTACTGCAATACTGGGCAACGGGCCAGATTTGCAGCAGAGAAACTTATTGAATTAGGTTTTGAAGATGTTTATTACATTGCCGGTCACTACTCAAGTCTCAACTGAGACCCTCAATAACTTCCTTCGTCTTTTCATACATTCGCTTCGCGTGGAACTTTTCGTCTTTGAGTTGTTCCCAAATCGTCAATCGATACTCCAAGAAATCCAAGAATCTCTCAGGGTCTCGGTTAGACTTGTAACGAACCTTTTCACCCTTCACGGCCTTTTCCATCGCGGTGAGCTTGGCTTCGAACATGCGTTCTTGCATAGCCTCGGGGGTCTCCCGAGAAGTGAGTTCTTGTTTCTTGAGCGCCATTTGTAATACAGTTGCATCATATCTTTAAATGAAGAAGTGCTTTGTTGCGCCATGTAGCCACAGTGTTTACACTCACACCCAATTCCACCGCGAGGTCTTTTAGGGTTAGGTGTTTACCATAGTAGTTTTCAAGAATGTATCGGCTTACATCATCAAGATCATCTAAAAGAATGTTGGGTTCTTTGTCATAATATTCGGGGATATCGTAATATTGAGGTTCCTCATATAATGATGACCGGTGTAGAAAATTCCGACAACTCCAATAAATCCATGGATATGCGTATGTAGTAAACTTGAATCCTAATTCTGGTTTAAACTTTTGAGCCGCCCGAACGAGACCATGTAGCCCTACACTGTTTATATCCTTTCTTGTATGTATACCTCGTTGTCGTGGATATGTTTTATAGTATACTTCATTTGAAACTTTATAAGCAAGTCTGATATGATTACCTATCAACTCCTTCTTATAAAGGTTCATCTTGTACTTTTTATGTTCGTCTACTTTAATAGACATGTTTGTAGCATTAACTGTAATCATAATTTTGGTTGTGATACCGATTATAGTTGTAACATGTACCAGATTATTTGAGCCTTACCCCGAGGACTTTGCGTAACTTCTGGAGAACTGCGTTGTCTGGAATAGCCTTCCCCGACTCATATGAATTGATGACATTTGCTGGAACTCCGATGGCTGTGGCGAGGTCTTTTTGTGTTTTGAAACCTTTAGCGGTGCGTGCTTGTTGAATCGTTTTAGCCACAGACAGACTTACTTTTTCATGGGTTCCCAACTCGGTTTGATCCAACGTTTGAGCTTTTGTAACTTCACGGTGAGGCACTTTTGTTTTTTGACTTGGTAATGTCTTACCGTGAATGACAACGGGGTTCCAATCTTGATGGTTCATTTTATTATATATGGAATTAAATCTTTATTCATACCCTCTCCAAGTTCCCTTTAATCTCTTCTATAAGTCTTGGCATAGCTTCAGACTTAAACACTTCCTTAGTTGGGAACCGTTCGTCTGTAGCATCCGGGTTTGTTTTGCGCTCAATATCCAAAATGATGTTTTTTGTAGCATCATAGTACTTATCATACTTTGATTCATCCTCAAGAACCTTGAGAACACCATTTTTTCCGACATTCCGTGCAATAGTTTGCATGGCTTCCTGCTTTGGTCTATAAATGGTTCTTTTTCTTTCTTCAATAACTTCACCCTGTTTATTTAAAACCTTACCAATCACCTCCTTCGTTTCTAAAACATCATTTTGGGAAATCTCCTTCACAATTTCCTTACCAACAGTTTCTATAGCCTCAGCTATAGTAGTGGCATCGACGGATTCTCTCACAAAACTATCAACAATTTCCTGGGTTGGTTTTTGTTTGAGGATGGCAATCATAATATCAACCATTTGTTCCATTGCGGTACCAATAATCGTTAAACCGTTGTTACCATTAGAGCGATACTTTTCAATGTATTTTTTGGGAATGAGGGCATCCTTAATGCTATAGAGCTCTTTTAACATCTTTTCAGATTGGGTTCCACATGGAGTTCTACTCTTTGTGTAGATGAGGTAGACAATCGCAACAAGAATTGCAACCAAGACAATGTTCATAATTCTTTCCTGGTTCATATTATATTATAGTTGTGACATTTTATTTGAGATACCATCCGACAGTCTATCCAAATCATTCACCGACTGGGGTGTGGGTTCCGCTATAGGTTTCACCGAGGGTCCCATCGAGGGTTCATCTTTTGGTCTCATTGACATCATAGCGAAAATTGCAGCGGCTATACTGATAATCAACAATATGATAATAACAGTGATATTCATTATAATACAATCAGATTTTTTTAACTGGCCCAAGCACAACATCTGGTGACAGGTACTTTTTAAGAACATTCGGGGGATGGAGCATATCAAACTCTTCCGTCGCATCCTTTCCAGCAAAAAGCATGATTGCTTTCTTACCACCGGGGTGATCTGGAAGGAATTTTGTGAGGTCGTAGACCATGTCTTTGATTATGACCCAACAATCTTGTTCGCTGTTATGCTTTGCGATTTCGGTAAGGGAGAGGTCTCTTGGATTGATGTGATCATTAATGGTTTTAATTCTGTTCATTTCTATTATATTTCATCATTTTCTGGTTCGGAAGTTTCCTCTTCCACACTTTTCAATTTGGGTGTGTCATGAGCTCCTAAACTCTCAGCTTCAACACCAGGATGTTTCAAAATTGGTGGACCCTCATATATAAAATTTGTAATCAGATATTTAACACCCTCTTTTAATTTTGTACCACGATGAATATATGCTAAATTTGCTGGAAATATTACAAGCTTACCAGCTTTGGGTTGTATATGTCCCCTATTCAAAAATTCAGTAGTTCCACCGATACCTTCTTTAACATCGTTGAGGTAGAGTATGTAAGTAAAAACGCGGTTTAAATATCCATCATGATGCCATGTATAGAATCCATCTTTTTCGGTTTTTTGTATTTGAGGAAGACCAATTGTAACACCGTTTATTGTTTTGTGTATAGAGAGACCCCTATCTAATCCCTCGTCTTCTACATGAGTCTGGTAGACCTCGAGTGCCTTATTTACACATTTACCCACTTCAGTGATAACATCCTCCCAATCCTTTCTTGGTTCTGGTGTAGAAATTGCCAAATCTATACTTTTTTTAACATTTTCGTTTACTCCGCCAATTGTTGATCCCGTGACCTTTCTTTCATCCTTTTCAAAACGGGAAATGACATCTTCGCAAAATTCTTTGCTAACGGCATTATCAATTTCAAGAATGTAATCCATGTTTAAATGATTAAAGTGTATAAACTTTAAGTTAAGAGTCTATCAAGTCTGCTCCTCTCCTTATTTGGAAACATGGTGAGTTGCACGACCTCGCCATCCAAGTACACCTGTCCGTGATTCTTTAGTCTATCACATTTCATCACTTGACCGACGCGTATGAGGTTTACCCTCACCATCTTCGCATTTCCAGGTTTACTGTGATGTATGGCGAGTAAAGCTGCATCCCTCTTTGTCTCCTTTGGTACAGTATCTTGTTCATGACATATAACTACATGTGCACCCGGGCCACCATCAATGTGCATCCACCATTCTCGGGGATAGCTTGATAAGGTCAGGTCATCATTTTCCTTGGCATTTTCACCAACTTTGATTTGAATACCGTCATATGATATATATGTCTTCATAATTTGAAATGATCGTTACCCTCTATATATATTAGTAACCAGTATGTACTTTGCATCAGCTTTAATTAAACGACCTGTGTGTATAAATGGCCATGTAGTTGGGAATATTGTCATTTTACCAGCTTCTGGTCTAATAGACCGCCCATTTATAAAATCAGTTGTACCACCTTCATCGGGTTCAACTGTATTTAAATAGACAAAACATGTAAAAACCCGATTTTCGCCAGAAATATAGTCCTGGTGCCATCTATAATGTTTACCCTTTTTGATTCTTTGGATAGAGTGGCCTCCAATTCTAAGTGGAAAAAATGAATGGTCAAGTACAAAATCCATATCTCCATCTTTGTCTATCGCGGCATCTTTCATAATGCCTTTTATATGTTCAACATATGTTCCAACAGCCTTTTGTATATAGTAATTAATTTTAGTATTTGCAGTTTCCCAGCCGGGTGATGTAGATACGTTTAATTCGGTGCTGGATTTCCAGTCTTCATTCAAATATCCAATACCATCCTTATCTTCAAGGGTACCTTTCACTTGATTCTGAGTATCATTTTCAAATTTGTTTATCATGTTCTTGCACAACTGCGGTGAAAATACATTTGGAATTTCCAAAATGAACTTATCCATTTCATAACATACAATTTAAATCTTTAATTATTATAAGATGTTTAGGAATCCAGCCGACAACGACGCGGTCCGAATCAATAACTCAGACTCAAATTACAATGAGGCTAACTACAACGGAGCGCGTGGATTACGAATCAATAACTCAAACACAAACGAAAATAACGTTGGTCAGATCAGGTCACGAGTCATAGACCCAAACAACCTCAGACGCATGCGAAGAATGCGCGTGTCTTTTGCGAATGCGGGGGTCGCACGCCGACTCAATTTTGGAAACAATGGGAACAACAGACCAAACGCGTCAAACTATATCAAAAATGAAAAGAGAATGAAAAAGAATGCCAATGAAAATAACAAGACCAAAAAGATTCAATGGAAGAAAGTGAATGTGAAGAACCTTCCCACCGACGTAATTTCTACTGAAAATTTCAAATCTGGTGAAAAGGCTGTCAAGATTAATAAATTGTATCTCTCACCCAACTCCTTCCGTAAATTAGCGCGTATGTCTATGACAAGTGCTATTAACGCGAATGGTAACATGGTCATTTTCATAAATCCATTGACCCGCGAGAAAGTTAAAAAGGGTGATCTTGAGTTTGTCGTGTTAAAAAAGATTAAAACTAAAAAGTGAGATACAATATATGCACGTCGTGTTCAAGCCCAGTCCATCAGTCACACACAAGTACAGAGTGATGTTACCAAACAAGCGGGCGATTGACTTTGGAGTCAAGGGTGCGCCAGACTACACAGATCACGGAAATTCCCGTCTCATGCGAGCACATCTCATTCGGAGAGGTGCAGTGATGTCTAAAAAACTCCGTATTGAAACAGACCCACAAGAAATTCAACGGGGAATGCTCTTGGTTGATGAAAGTGATCAAGAAGACTGGGACGACTATTTCCGTGCAGATTACTGGGAGCGATGGTTGTTATGGTCGTACCCCAATGTAGAACACGCAAAGCTTTTCATGACTATGCGAAAGGGGATCCTATTTATGCCTACGTCGGAATCTATGTGGTTTTGTGATAACAATAAAAAGTTCTAAATAATTTCTATATCAGATACTCGAATACAAGATTTTCGTTGTGTATTTGAACTTAATGACATCATTGTGAAATTACCCTCGGAGTGGTCTTTGACAATTTTGTTCATCGCGTCAATATGTATATCACATTTGTTTAGGTAAACATTTGAAATTGAGTTGCCACCATGTGAGCTGCCACCATGAAATCTATGTTCATTGGGTATCACTTTCCATATCAAAGAACACGTTTTTATTAAAGTCATCTTTGGGTAAAATTCATCGTCACAAAAATCTACTTCGGTCTCAATTTGATCGTAACTGACCTTTACCAGGTCTCCTTCTTTAAATTCCGGTAATTTCTTCTTCCCACCAATGGCTTCCGCGAACTCTTTGTACTCTCCATCTTGGATTTCATACTTCTCTTGTATCTTATCCAACAGGGACAGTAGGTGATGGCGATCCATATCTGTTACTTGATTTATTAAAA